TTATCATACCATAACTTGAAACAACTTCAAGTTGGTCGTTTTGATAACTTGTTCCACTTAATTTTAAAACTGAACCTCTTTTAGAATCTGTAAAATATTTATCTGGACCCCACTGTGCAAAGCTTTCAGGATTGTGACTAATACCAAACTCTTCAATTCTAGCTATTTGAGTTCCTAAAACTTCAGGTACTGATTGTAGTAGGTTTCCTGTTCCTGCATCGGACAATAAGTTTTTACCTGCTAATACATAAGATATTTTATCTTCTTGTAAAGTAAGCACATCTGTTTCTCTAGCAAATAACTTTTGTATTGGTCCAAATGATTCTTCTAAAGCTTTAAAGTTTAGTAGTCCAAAGTTAAACTCATTGAGTTTGTTTACATTAGACTCATCATTGAATATACCACTATAAGTAATGTCAGAAAATCTTCTCACTTCTTTATAGTCAATTGCTTGAGTTGATGTAACTCTATTACCTAACTCAAAATCTTTTCCTAAAATACTATCACGAATCTTATAACTTTCAACACCATTACCAAAAGCATAGCAATTGAAAAACTTAGTATCAATGATAGCAGGTTGAGTATCAGTTTGGTCTTGAATATTACCCAAGTGCAGACCCGGTGTTAAATTTACTTGACCAACATTTATATCTGTAGGGTCAACAGGTGGTGTGGTTGGGTTCAGTTGTGCACTACCACATTCAGCAACAAAAGTCACTGTAGTTCCTGACCCTGCCGTTCCTTTACCTAAAATAAGTATCTGTTGTGGTTGTCCATCTAAATCTATATAGTCAAACACCACATCGTTTATGTCATCGTTTTCAATTGTATATAAACAATTATTAGTTCCGTTATTGATTTGATAAGTTTCAGGACCTTCATACCATATATCCGGTGAAGCATCTAATGGCTCACTTTCAAAAATACAAGTATTGTCTGCTCTAAACACAGTGATACACATACGGATAACAGACCTTCTCTTTTTACTACTACCACAGGCTCTAGTACCTCTACCCATAAGCTTTAATTGGTTTGTAGCAGCATTTCTATAGAAGCCAAAATATATAACACATAAATCTTCAGGTAAAGTCTGTGAGCCTTGCATACCTTCATAAGAAACTGTAAAATCACAACCATCACCCGGATTACCTATAGACTGAATACCTAATGTTTCAAAAGCATCATCTACATTGTCACCTTCAAACCAATCATAAAAATTATCGTAGTCTTGTGAAGATGTAAGTGTCTTTTCAAAATCCCATCTTCTTCCTTCACACTTATTACCCGAACCTTTTCTTTCAACTTTAATATCAAAAACAATTCTTGAGTTAGCAGGTATAGTATAATCAGTATACGAAGAACCTGCTATATTTGGGTCAGGTTGTTCTAGGTTTACAGGGTATGTGACCAAAGGATAACTACCTGAACTTTTTCTAGTAGTTTGTTTACAACCAAAATCTACAATAGCATTCTCCCCTTGTTCAGTACTAAATTGATTTGGTCTAATCTTCATATACGTTCCCGAAGGAATTGGTATATTACCATCTTCATCACCACCTCCACCTTCAGAAGGTATATCTAGAAATCCCTTTTGTTGTGCTTCTTTTTGTAGCACCGTTGCAAAGACACATCCTGATGTAGGACCATCTGCATCTCTCTTTACAATTAACCTTTGACCTTCTGTAATTTTTTGAGAGTTCTCTCCTTCTAATAGAAAGTGTGTTTCTTGTGTTTCGGGGTCGTTAAAAAATATACTTGAAAAAATAGTATCATACTTTTCTCTGTCAGGTTTAATTGCAAACTTATAATTAGTTGCCCAAACAGGTGCTAGTTGTGATTCAGGTATTTCTACATATATACTGTTTGCAGTATCAGAATCATCACATAAAAATTGTTGTGCATTAAACTCACTAACTAATGCAGGTGTTGAACGACCAAACTCATCCATATATAAAATACCAATCTCATATCCTCTGTTACTGTGTAAGCTTTCTCCTGAACCTAATTTACTATAGTCAGCTTCAGCAGTTTGTATTTTAAAATATTCAGTAACAATTTGTGTAGGTGTAGCTATATCATCAGCATATTGAACTGCAGGGAATGTAAATGTAACTACACTTGACCCCGGTATACTTGATACTTCAATAGCTTGTTCAATGGCTGATATACCACTGTTATATATAAATAGGGTTCCATCTAAATCAGCTTTCCATATTCTATTATATGCATCTGTCATAGTTGAACCATTCTCTCTGTCTGCCATAGGCTCTATATTACCTCCCGGTAATGATGTTCCTATTTGTGCAACAGTTTGAGAATTAGTAATCCATTCAAATACAGAACCAAAATCTTGGTTTATACCAAATGTAAATTGTAATGATTGTTCTTCATTTGTTTCTATAGGAGGGTTATTACCTGAAAATTGAGAGTGTTCAAAATCTACTATCAATGTTACAGTCGCACCACTAACTAAATCAATACCACCAAAATCAAATTCTGCTACACCATCATTAACATTTACAACCCCTTGTATTGTGTAATTGGCATCATCTAGTTCAGCTTCAATATTTATAGCTTCAAAAGATTCCATTACTTTTTCTGTTGTAAAATCTAGTCTTACAGGATTACCTAAATAATTAATTAAATCATATCCTTCAACATAGTTTCCAAACATTAATCTATTACCCATTAAAGTTTGTGCTTGAGCAAACCTTGGGACATTATCATATAGCCTTAAAATTTCAGCTTCTGATAAAATTGTAAATATTTTACTATTAGTAAATGAATAAGTTACATTTTGAAAGTCAGTGTAGCCTTGTTTACTTTTATCTAGCTTTTCAATAACTTTAATTATAGGACTATTAGCTTCTTTAAATAACAAGTCAATACCTTTAACTAATGAACCACCTGTATTGAAAGTAACAAGTGCAGTATTGTACAGGTTTGTCATACCTTCGTTTAGGTAACTCTCTCCTGAAAATAAAAATGTACCCGGTGAAAAAGCAGGGTTAGTAAAAATTGATGTAGCTGAATACTCGTCATCATCATACCTATATCTATAAGCAAAACATATAAATCTTTCTTCTAAAAAATTTTCTTGACTTCCTGTTTGAATTAGTTGTATTGAAGGAGGCTGAATTGGTGGCTTTTTAATTACCAATATATCCTCAGCTAAGAAACCATCTAAACCATTAGCATCAGGGTCAGCATAATTTTTTAGTATATTAATTTTTCTTGGTGGATTAAAATTATCTGTAAAAAATAAAAGTTTATTATCTACTAAATCTATTCCTGTATGTAGATATAATTCATCAAAGTTTAAGGTGGTATTAACACCACCACCATCATTCATACTAATAAGATGGTATACTACAATATTATTGTTTTGATTCCAAGAAACTACAAGGTCTAATTTTTGAGTAGGACTAGGAGCAAAGTTTGGGTCGTGAACCATCCAATACAAAGTCTCATTACTTCCATCTTCAAATGCTCCTATACATCTAGCTTGATTAGATAATGGAGTTCCATCATACTGTAAAGTTGTTACTCTAAGGTTACCTTTTGAGTTTTCAATAACTCCAATCTCAGCACCTTCAGTTGAACCCATACGAACATTTAATGCATCAACGTACTCCCCATTAGTAATGAGTCGTTCATCAACCATTTTATTCATTTTACCCTGAGTAAAGTTCCTTGTTAAATTTGCCATATTATTTTAACCACTTATCCCTACCTCTCATATTCATTAAGAGTCTTCCGGGATGTATATTACTAATTCTAATTTTTGCATTTCTAAGTAAAGCTGCTCTCTTCTTTCTTGAACGTGCAACAATGTATTCTTGTACTCCAACTTTAGAACTTAATATTTCAAATTCTACTGCAGCATAGATGTATTTTTCAAATAGTTTATTTACAGTAACTAAACTGTCATCACCATTCTCCATACCATCTGATACATACTCAAGAATACACAACTCATCTGCCATTCCTGAACTAAAATTAATAACACCACCTTTGGGGTTTATTTTAAAAGTGGGATTAGCATTGGCAGTTTCTGTATTCAATCCATAACGTGCTCCAATACCGTATTCAAAATACCAAGCACCATCAACACACCAACCTGCTCTACCATAGTATTCTGAGTTTTGGTTTAAATAGATACTTTGTTTTTGACCTTTTATTCTATCATAATCAATATCTGAAAATTGTGGAGATATTGCGTTACCATCTATATCAAAAAGTATTCTACATTCGTTGTCTTGCAAATAAGCTGAAGACCAATTTGTTTGAATGTTTTCTGTTAATGGCATAAGTAATCCATCTCTATACATAGATATTCTAACCCAATTCACATAGTCAGATGGAAGCACATATCTTAATGTGTCACACACACTAAGTTCTAATATTTTAATTTCTTTAAAGGCATCATAATTTAATTCCTGTATTGCTCGTTTAGCGTGGAATAAAATCTTATACCTTTCTTCGTTGTTTACAAGACTGTGATTACCTTGATACATTAACATAAAATTGTTAACTATATCTTCCAAAGAAACATATTGATATGAACCCCAATTAGCATTCTCAGGTGGATTACCTCCATTCTCGTAATATTGATATTGTGTTATATAACTCATAATTATTTCTCTGTTTGCATATTTTTAGCTTCCTCTGCTCCACCAAATTGTGCTGCTGACATTTCTCTAATAGACATACCTGCATATTGTAATATCTTATTGACAAGATTTGGCTCGTCATCTTTAGGTAATTCAAAGTCTTGAAAATCATTTGCTGATTGATTGAATGCAGGTTCACCACTAACTAGGTCTACATAAGTCCACTTAGGAACTTTAGGAAATCTGATGTATTGACATTCTACTGCTCCAAATTGATTTATAGAATCAGGAAACAAAGACAATGTTGGTTCTTGCTGACTATAAGCAGGGAACATTAAATTAGGTGCAGTTAACAATGAATTGTTTAGCATTGTTATTTTACTATTAGTAACCTTTTCTGCTTCTTTAACAGGTTTAACTGAATATATCAAGTACTGCATTTGTGGATTTAGGAAAGTATCGAAAGGATTTCCATCACCGTCAACTAATGTTAACTCAGTTTCTGCTACCACTACTGATACATATCCTACTTCTGCAGGGTTAGATGATAAGTTAACAACTATATCTCCTACCTGAACACCATCTGATATAAAGGTTGCCGTATTATCAACTAATGATTGTACCTGAATAACATCGTTAGTACCACTAGCAAGTTGCTTTGTGTATATTAAAACTTTATTTAAGAGGTAATAACTATCTCCTGTGGTTGTAGGACTAGGGGTAAAAAACTTATTACTATATTGAT